CAATGTGTATTCTCTAGTTAAAGTGACATCTCTAGTATTCGCACCAAATAGTTTATTTACAACAGCAGCGTCAAATTCAGGTGTAACACCCTCTAAAGGTGTTGATCTTAATGTCGTACCATCATCAACCGTTCCAAGTCTTCTTGCAAAAGCAGTAGAGTATAGTAAGTTAATAATAGAATGGAAACCAGATTTACCTGAATTGATACCTGTAATACTTGCTAATTCAGCACTTACTCTAGTTTCAACATTTACCTCTCCTGTAAAATAAAAACCTGAAGTGTGCATAGTCTTTTTGAAATCATCTCTCCAGTCGTTAATTGTACGACCAACTTTGATGATGTATGAAAAATCTTGGTACAATAAACTATCTTGTAGTTTCATTGTAGTTTCTGAAGCGTGACCTCTTTGAGTTATATAAGAACCTGAAGTATCTAGTACAGCAGTTAATGAAGTAGTCGCTGTTGCATTTTCATATGCTTTAACTACCAAGGTTGCACCTGAACTAGAACCAGTTATTGTAGAGTCTATTGCAAAATCACCAGTAGCTGAGTCTAAATTTATAACATTTGTATCTGTATTAATAGCTGATACCGTTGCCGACAAAGCAGTTGAACTTGCGTCAATACCTGTTACCGTTTCTCCTATTGTAAATGTTCCTGTTCTATCTACAAATAAAATATTTTGTGATAAAGATAAACTTGGTGGACTAGGAGATAATTCGTGTTGTTTACCTGATTCAATAATCTTAATTGATTGAACTCTACCAATTTGATTACCATATGCTTTTACAACTGCACTTGAACCACTTGAACTTGTTATTGTAACCGTAGGTAAAGATGAATAGTTTGAACCTGCATTTATAATTCTTATATCAGTTATATCACCTGAACCTGTGGCACTTTCTTGTACAACTTTATTTCCTGTGTAAGGGTCACCTTTTACCGTTTCATCTTCTAAAATAATATGATCTTCGTCTGTGCCTTCAACTCTAACACCACCATTTACTACTGCAACTTTAGCCTCAGCAGAACCACCGCCTGTGCCAGTATTATTGAAAACTAAACTATCGCCTATTTCATATCCTGTTCCTGCGTCATCAATAAAAAATTCTGTTAGACCACCTCTACCAACAGAGTCAACTTGAACTATTGCACCTGTACCACCACCTGAAATAGTAACCGTATCACCAGAACTATACAAAGCTCCGTCATTTGTTATTGTTGGTATGTCAAATATACCTGTGATGTCTGATTTAATAAAAGTGTCCGAAGTATCTGAACTTGTACCTCTAATTTCTTCACCAACTTGAAAAGTACCAGTTATACTATCATCATTTAAAATAAATTCTGATACTTCATCTGCACCTATTTGAAATTTAAATGAGTTTTCTACAATAGCAGTTGCACTTGAAGTTTGACCTGTAATTGTTCTACCAACCAAAGAGTTAGTATCACCAGTTGTTGCAATTGATCTTAAAATTTTATTTGTATTCCACTGACCATTTGAAACTCTTAAAACATTTTCTCTTGGATAAGATGTTTGAGATTCTAAACCAAATAACATTCTAAAGAAAGCTTTGTGGCCTTCTTGTGTACCTTTTACTCTGTAAATAGATTTAATATTTTTTATTATATTTCTTTTATCAATACCATCTGTTAATTTTTCTGGCATTGTATTTAAAAATTCATTTCTAAATTTAGTTAAGAAGTTTGAAATAACTTTATCAGGATCCCTAAAGTTTAATAACTCTTGTATGTTTTGAACAGGATTAGGTCTGTAATTATTAATTGTTGCACTTGCATTTGAAGAGTTACCAACAACCGTTTCGTTCATTTCAAATTTATCTTGTGCTGATATGAATAGACGACCATTATCTAAATCTTCTCCTAATATAGTTGCTGTTGCGTTAGAAGTTTGACCTGTTATTGTTTCACCTCTAGTAAATTTACCATAAGTAGAAGTTTCTAAAAGTATTTTATCGCCTGCGTCTAATTGAGTTTTATCTGCGTCAATACGAGAACCATCTAATATTAATTCATTATTTTGATTTGTTTCAGTTTCTAATAAAATACCATCTGTTGTTTGAACACTTGTAACCGACAACTCTGCCGATTCCATAAAACTATAATATTGTTTTACAAACTCTAAAAACTTTGGATGGTCTTCTAATACAAAATCAGGTAACTGACCCTCTATTAGATTTGAAATTTTATCTTTAAATGTTGCCATTCAAATACCCTAACTTGAATAACTTGAACTAGTTGTATATCCTACACCAGCGTCAGCAGAACCACCAACAAACGTATCAGACTCTACCGTTATGACTGCTTTTGAAACATCTATCTCTACAATTTGATTTCTTACTGGAACAATATCGTTAGAGTTAGGTATTACCGTTAATTGAATTACCGTTGAAGCTGCGCCATCTATATTTTCTATACTCGCTATGTCTAAAGAGTTTAGTGTGATTTGACCTGTAGTGTAATTAATAGTACCTTGTGTTTCATTTGCATAAACTCTTACTGAACCACTTAAACTATAACGTCTTACATTACCTTGGCCATCATCATCTAAAAAGAAAACTGAATTAGAACCACTTACTTTAAAACCTGAAGATACTAAAATACCACCCTCACTTGAATTATGTCCAGAGTGTGGATTGTATAATGCATTTCTAAAGTAAATATTATATGCAGCTGAACTACCTAAACTTGGTGTAAATTCTTTTCTAATTTTTAATGTTGATATGTTAGATACAATACTTGTATCAGTGTCATCAATTAAACCTACAACTTTAGAAAATCTAAATGCGCCATCAAAAGTTGATAGTGTATTTGTATTGTAATTAGTTAATGTAGTTAAAATCTCTGATTTTAAAGTTGATGAATCTTTTGTTGTTAATCTTTGATCGTATTTAACATTAGAAGTAATTATAATAGATGTAGTTTCAGGATCAATAATCTCTGGTCTTACTGAAGCCACATTATATTTTTTTAATTGTGTAACTATATCTGCTTTAGTTTGTTCAGTTAACGTAGAACCTGAAGCAGCCTTAATAGCAATTTTTACAACACCATAAACTGGTGTTTCTTCATCTTCACCACCCCAAGCTGAAATTGCTTGTGCATTAGGGTAGATTGTTTTTGTAAGTGTTTCGTAATCCGAAGTTGTTACTGCTCTATTCTGTGTTGAATATTGTAGGGGTGCGTTGTATCTAACTGACTCTTTCGACTCAGCAGTTACACCGCCACTAGCGTTAGATTTTACTACAATAGATAAATTTGAAAAACCTGAAATTGATGTTGTTGCTGTAAATGAACTTGCGCCGTTAGCAGCGTCAACATTAGTTACAATATATTCAAAGATAACTATATTACCCGTTGTTAAATTTTGTCCCATAATACCATCACCAAATGTTACCTCAAATTTACCATCTTCAGTTTCTTGTAAGAAGTAAACTTTAGTTGTAGATGTAATTTCTGATAAACCATTTGCTAAAGTATATGTTTGAGTTGTTGTATCACTTAAACTTGTTTGAACTTTTACTAATAGAGTTGATGTGTCTGCAAGATTTGATGGTATAATAAATCTTTGGTCAGGATCAGTTGTATCAACCGTATATTTAAATGTAGTATTTGTTCCTTCGTATATTTTTAAATTTTCTGCTTTGTAAACACCGTCAGTTGGTGTTATTGTTGTTGCTGAATTAGTTACAAACTGATAAGTTGTTCCGTCAACCGTTGATGTAAAACTTGTACCTTTTGGAACTGAAATAGTTGCACCTGTACCGTCACTAATTGTTAAATCAATTGTAGCAGTTGGTGATCTTACAGATGATGGTGTATAACCTAACATCTTTGCTAATGAAACTATATTTTTTCTAATATCAGCAGAATCTAAATACATTTCATTTGCTAACATATTAGCATTGAAACCTAGATAGTGTGTATTGTATGCTAATGTATCTAAAAGAATATTAAAACCTGATCCTTCAAAATTATAGTCCTGAAATTCTGATTGTGCTTGTAAAAATGTTTTTAAATTGCTTTTTATGTTATCAAAATCAAAATCTGATACATTTAATTTATTACTTGCCATTTTATCTTAATCTTTCTAAAAAAGTTTGTATTTCTACTGGTTGACTTGTACCTATAACGTAAAACATAATTCTTACATCATATCTATTACCATCATAATCAGGTGTTGCCAATATTTGATTTAATTTTACTCTTGGCTCATAATTAGATATAACTTCTTCAATCTTTCTTTGTATATTTAAAGAAGTAAGAGGATTCATTGGTTCAAACAACATTGTTCTTATAGAAGAACCTATTTCTGGATGAAAAGGCTTTTCAAAATGTTGTAAGTTAATTAAATTTCTTAAAGCTCTCTTTACTGCTTCAACATTAGTCAACTTATTAACATCACTAGTCGCAATATTACGACCAAAATCTAAATCCAAGTCTTTATAGAGTCTATTCGCTCTTTTACTTTTGTTTAAATTTTCGGCACTATAACTTGGCATAACGCTAATATTTATAACGAAACTATGAGCTATCCTGCAAAGATATTTGAAGAACCGCCTGTCATTGCTCCTGCGTCTGCACTATCACCTATTCTTGCAATTGCTTTTCCAGCAACAAATACCGTTGAACTGCCTGCATTTACATTAGCAGTATGATTAGCACAAGGTGGACTTGGTGGGAAAGG